GTTAAAAACTTTTAATATGTTAAGTCAAAAATATGTGTTTTGTACGAAAAAAGGTTTGATACATTGTTTCTATTGTATCAAACCTTTGCTGTTAACTTGTCTCAATGTAACGACGTTACTAGTAAACACGACCAATCGTAACGACATTAATAGTACTATCGTAACGACATTACACTAAATGTAGAGTCAAAATAATCAAAACTACGCTTAAAATAACTTATCTTATATACAGCGTCTCTACTTAGATTTCGTACCACAAATAAGTCAAGTTAAGCTTGGTAAGTAATATTCCGAGTTTTGCTCCTTTAATTGCCTCATAATATTTGGTTTCATAAAGGTTGTTTGTTGGAGCACTTCTTAATTCTTCAATGTATCTAAGCAATTTATCTTCTTTGTCTTCGTAAAACCATGGCGGTCTCATAACAAGCATGTCTTCAATATAAGTTTTGAAGAATTCTTCAGGAAATCTTTCTCTTAGGTATTCGTGGTAAATAGCGTTATACAACAGCGCAATGCAATGGCCTCTTGGAAAAAGATATTTAACTTTGCTGATTATTTTTATGAACGTTTCTGAAAGATCACCTAATTCGTTTATATTTTCTTGATTAAATTGACCTTTTCTAACGCTTTCCATAATCTTAATTGAAAGGTCTTTTGGATATCCTTTGCTAATTAAATAATCAGCTACATCATCCCTAGAGCCAATCAATTCATCAATTGTGATTATCTTATTTTTAATAAGAGCTTCTTGATTATTATCCCAAGCATCGCTTCCGTGCCCAACACTAATAATTTTTATTAAATCATTTATTGTTTTTGGTTGAACTGTTTTGATTATTTCGTTTGTATAGTCTGTTCTAAATTCAGGCAAATAACACTTTTCAATATTCAAATCATCGTAATAGCAACACAATTTTTCAATAATGTGTGGATTCTCTTTAATTACATTCTCCATTGGTGGAATTTTTTTGTGTAACTTTTTAAACATGTCATTAATAACGGCTATAGGAGCACTACCCAAGATATTAATCACAATGAGTTTATCCCTGTTTTTCGATACTACTTCTTCATTATCTAAACACTCACGTTCTTCGTTTTTGCTATCTTTAACCATCATCGTTTGTTTCTTTAATGATTTGCCTAGCAATAGTACTCTTCTCCCCGGACAAATATATCTTTTACCGTTATTTGAAATACCAGAAACACGCAATAGCCTATCACTACTTAACGACTTATCAATGTACTTTAGAACTCTATCCATGCTTTTTGCACTTACTCTGAAATCAATAGAGTACGAATTGGTGTAACCAATTCCATGACAGATTTCTGGATGAATGCTATATTTGAACGTATCTACAATATTAATTCCTAATTCATAAGCAACGTAAGATGAATGTAAAGTTCCGCTTAAAATGAAATGTTCATTATTTTTATGAAGATAATTTGCAATTTTATATGCAATCATCATTTTAAGAGCACCACCATGACTAATTATTTGGTTAGTTTCTTCTAATAAAAAGTCTGCTCTATTTTTTGGTAGTGATTTGACTTTTTTGTTTATCAATTTTTTTAGACTATTGGCAGCTATTGTCTCTTCAAGTTCAAAATAGATTTCTTCTGCTAAAGCAAATCCAACTTTAAACTCGGTTTGAATGCCTGATAAAGTAATTTTCTTTCTATTTTTTAATTCGTTAATGATTTTGGTTTTTAATTCTTCTTTATTTTCCTTCATGTTCTTTTCTATCCCTTTCTATATCATCAAATGTTAATTCCTTATCCTGGATCATCTTCACTACATCGTTATAGTTGAGATGGTGTCTAACTGCGTAGCAGAAGACAGAAATTTTCAAATCGTGAATTCTTTCTTCTTCTTTTTGTCTCTTTTCTTCGGACGCCTCTTCTTTGCAGGCATGAATGTAGGCTACGCCAAGTAAAGACATACAAATTAGTTCAAACATATTTTTAGACTCCTTCATAAATAGTTATGTGTGTAATGAGCATCTCTTCTAAACACTGTTTTGCTTTCATCTAAACAATAAGCAAACATAACTGATTGCTTTATATCTTCGGTCATTATGGATTTATCCATATAGACAATATATTTATCCTTAAGAGAATCATATATGACTCTACCTCTTGGATAATTACCGTAGTCGCCATCAATGTTTAAAGTGTCAAAAAAATCCAAATGAGAAATTGGATCGTTATAAAATCTTTCATTCCTCTTAAATTCGGACATCGGAACACAATGGGTGTATAGCTTTTTATTGATATAAAAGAAAGGTCCGACAGAAGATATATTTTTTTCTTCGCCTTCCTCAATATGTATTTGATTTAAGTTTTTGTTATTTTGAATGTAATCAAGGAACTCTTGAGGTATTTCATGAGACAAAAGCAATATCTCTTCAGATTCAGAAAGTCTATGTCTACTTCCTAAGTTCTCAACAATGATCAAAGCAGTTTTTTCTTCAACATCATAGATTGAAGTCAAAACATCATACAGTTCTTCTTTAGTGTTTATTTCTTCAAAAAACGCCATTTTAATATCCTTTCAATTTTCTCTACATAATATAAATATCATGCAAAGTAGGACATAAAGTGGCGTATTTTTAAATTCTAGGATTATTTTTAGTATTTGTAATAATCAAAAACTATATCATCGACATTTTTACCTTTTTGATTTTTGAATAATTTTTGATATGTAGTTGCTGGCAAGAATTTAATTCGGTTAATCAATCCGCTTTCTACAAAAAGCTTTCTTACTTTCTCAGACAACTTTTGATAGGCATCTAATTCGGCTTCATAACCTTTAAGTTCAAAAAGTACTTCTTGAAATTTTACATTTTCAAAGCAAGTTGTATAAAGATCTTTTCTTCTATCACTTTCGCTATAAAAAGCAAACGACTTCTCATAATCTTTTTTACGATTAATAAACGAAGTAATTCCGACTAGGTGTGATATAACTTGTTTGGTTCCCTGCGAATAAGCTTCTGGAGTCCTAAATACGAACTTTTGTTCTCCTTTTTCAATTGTGGCCAAACCTGATTTGACTAGAATAGAATACAAATCTTTTGAAAGATCACATTCATCAAGATATGCGTTAGGAATTTCTTGTTTTGCATTTGAGATATATTCACTAAATTTGCACTCAAGAAACAAAATAGTTTTATTGTCTCTACTTACCAAAACAACATCCATGTTAGATGGGTTTCTTCCAACAATTACAGTATTTTGTACTTCAAAATATGCCTTATCATAACAATCGCCATCAATAACCAAATCTTTAATGTTATAGAATGATAACAAAGCACATAATGCAGAAGACCTCAGAGCATCAAAATCTTTGTATGGCTGTCCAGATCCTGTTGAGGCTTCATCATATTTTTCATCAAATTTACTTTGGTTCTTTATATCAAAAGCGTTTTTAAGAAATTCTCTTCTTTCGATTCTGTCTGCGCCCACCACAAATCCTTGTGAAGTGGGACTGCCTAGCCTATAGCAAAACTTCACGCCTCTTTTTTCTAATGGCTTTTTGTTTAGTGACTCAAATTCAGATCTATTCATTTTTAATACTCCTCACCACATTATTTAAATAATTTAAATAGTTTTCTTTAAAGTCATTATCTATAAAACTATATTTTTTTGTGCTTATTCTAAACAAAGGATAATACAATTCGTTTTCACTACTACCAACAACAGTATATGTGAGCTCTTCTAAATCCTTAGTTCCTTTACCTTCAAAGTACTTATCAAAAGTTAATAAAGCTTTGAGATCAGCACATTTAACTCTCAATGTAGTTTCTTTGTCGTCTTTAATACCGTATCTACTTAATTTATGTTCAATCTCTTCATTTACCTTATCTGATGGTTTAAAAGATCCAGACTGTCTTAAATCATGTATGTAACTTATATCAAACTTCTTTGTGACATCATCATGTCTTGCGAAAAGATAATATGTATGGTTTGTTAAAACAACCTTATAAGGATCAACAAGATAAATATGCGGTAAGTCTTGATAATAAAACGCTACTTGTTTTTGGTTTTGAATCGCTTTAATAATAACTTCTAAGTTATCAAGAACATCGTTTCCTATCTTGTTATCACCGACAATAGAATCAGTTATTACATAATTAGGAAGCTCAGATAAAACTGATTCAATCCTCTCATTGCGTTTCATAGCAATTGACATAGCTAACACAATATTCTCAGGCATCGCAAAGCCCTTATCTAAAGGTGCACTTAATCGATATCCACCATCTCTACCGAGTTTGGTTTCAATATCAATGTCAGGAATCATATTTAAATCTTCTAAATATCTCCTGGCTTGCCTATCGCTTACTTCCAAATAATCAGCTATTTCTTTAATTGTGATCCATTTGGTTCTAGTGTATCTTTGGTTTAAATAAAGCAGAACCTTTAATTCTTGTGAGATTTTTGACATAAGGTAACCTCCACTATTAATACAATATCACAATTAATAGGACATAAAACAGCACATTTAAAAATCACCACTTTTTAACGCTGAGTTCTGATAAGTTGTTTTAGTGTTTTAGTATGTTCTGAATAACTAACACTTTATATGACCACAGATAATTAATTTGAGCCAACAAGTACCCTGGAATGGATTCGAAACGTTCTACGAGTCTACTACCACCATGTGCTGATTCCCTCAATTATTTATCCATCTTTCAAAGTTAAATATAAAAAAACGGGATAAATACATAGTATTAATCCCGAATCTAGGCTTGTGCCTTAAAGGAACGGAGTTAATAACAATTTTACAAAATGGAACGGAGTTAATAATTACTATCCGGAACGGAGTTAACAACTTTTATTAGATAAATCTAATACTATTTCGTAAAGCTGTTATCACTACTGAATTTTGACTAACCTTGATGCGACTCGAATTTGTGTTCATTTTCCATAAAAATTACTACAGGAGTCTCTAGGGCATTCGAGTTAGTGACCAAACGCTCCATGATGCCCTACACTATTCTCTGAATTTTTGATTGTTTTTTCTGCTTCTTCTTTAGTAGCGAACACTCTATTCTTCCTAATACGAAAACCACCAGTTGATCCTTTACTTCTGACAATAACGAATTCCCTACCGTCTTTAACAATCTCAACTTCTACAGCTTTCCAATTAGCTTCTAAGATCCAGGCCATATATAAATAATATAATAAGGATTAGGCTTCTGGAAATTTAAAAGGATTTTCTTTCATTTCTTTATACATTGCTTTAGCGATTGGATGCTGTCTCCACGCCGCTCTTCTTAAGCACTTCATAGACCAGTCATAGTATTCATCACCCAGAAAAGCGAATATACCAGATGCTTTCCATAAGGCTTCACCGTTACTATGATAAAAGAATTTAGACCACCATTCTTCAGCTGTTTTCTCATCTTGTAAGTTCAAAAGGTAGTATAAACCATAAAGGAACTCTCCAAGTGGAGAGCCACTATTAGCTTCTGCTTTAATAAAGTCACTTTCTTCTATAGTGAGTTGTTCATTTGTTTTAAGAAGTTTAGCTTCGATTCGCCAACATTCTTGAAGATCTTTGAATGACCTTTCTAAGTCTTTGTTTTTGATATTTTTCATAAAACACCTCCTCACTATATATAAGGAATAACAAAGTTATTCCGTAGTGTCTTTTTTCAAAATTTTTACAAACTTTTTTTATTAATATTTTTTAACTCTTTGAGTTAGTCTACATTAAAAAAATGCCATATTTTATAGTTCGAGGCAAGATAATAAAAAAATCCCTGTTACTCACCACAATCGGTTTTCACAGGGATTAATTCAATTTTTGAGTTTATTGATTGATGCTTCAATTTCGGTTTTTAACCAATCTTGTAAATCACCATAATTTTCAGAAATATAATTCTTAGCATCATCGCCCAGCTGTTTAAGTGCTGTATCTTTTGCGAGGTTAAAAGCGTAGATTTGTGCTTTCTGGTCAAAGCCTCCACTTTTCTTTAAGGCCTCAACATAAGATTGAAAGACACATCTAACGCTATCAAGGACGATTTGAGTAGCTTTCTCCATTAAGGCTTTGCCTTTATCGTTTTTGATTTTGGTATTAAGCCACTGAGTCAGCTTAAGTCCTAGAAAAGAAATAAGCGGCAGAATGATACACGTTACCACTGTCGCTAATACATTAAGTAAGATCTGATTCATTTTTTCGTACCTCCTGTGGTCTTATGAATCGCTTTGTTATAAATATGGTCATGAACTTCGGTTTCTAACTTTGTTAGTCTATTACCGAATTCCACTTGGCCGGTCTCTAATTTCTCGATGGATTTTTCTACTCTATCGATACTAGATTTGATGTAACCAACATCGCTTATGAGAACGCCTTCATTCTTTCCAGCTTCTTTATGATCACCACGATCATTTCTTCTAAAAGCTAGAACTGCAAAGACAATCGATGAGATGGTTCCCATTACTGAAATAAGGGATAAGATGATGTCTTTAATTTCCATTCTCTTCTTCCTCCTTGTAAAGAGATAAAAGGTAAGAAAAAATCTCCTTTAATCTAGGGAGATGTTTTTCCATGTTGAGATTAGTTTTTAAGTCCATCGCGAGTTCTTTATTCTCTTTAGAGAAATAGTACTCAAACTTACCTGTTTCCTTATAGTGTTTAATAAGGGATTCAACTCGATACAAATGATAGAGGCTTTTTTCTTCTTTATAGTTCTGAAGCCTTATTCCAAAATAGGCAATCAATCGATATAACCAATCTTTGAAATGATTCTTAAAATCGATGTTTAGAAATTCATCTAACTTATCTTTTATTGATTCATCGATATAAACGATGTTCTCTTTAGCGAGTAATGTGTTATCTATCCACACCAAGAAATAAGTTAGGCATCCTTTATCGAACTTCTTTAGCTTTTCAAAATAAGGCAATCCATAGGTGAAGAAATCACTATCATCGGTCTTGACTACATTACAGGAATCATAGCCCTCAAGGATGACTGTATAGTCTTTATCGCTATCATCATCGCTAAGGCCATAAATAGATGATCCGCATTTGTAACAAAGTAATACTTTGTAAGGACTAAAAAGTCTATCTAATAACTCTTGCATATTTTGGTTCGTTCCCCCTACTATCTTCGACATAAAGTTTTGAGCTGGTTAATTGGCATGAGAGTTGGTAGTCTTGACCCATATAGCGATATGGAACAATTCCTCCAGATCCGCCAACTGATGCTCCAGTAAACATGACGGTAATTCCACTTACATAAACGGAAATAACCGCGTTATAGGCATTAAGTGATGTGATGTCATCAAAAGAGTAGCAATGGCCATATTCAAGATGGGAATATCCATCCCATAAAGAACCATAATTATCTCTTACATATTGCTTGACGTTACTATCTTTTGAATCCATCTTAGTTTCATCGTTATCTAAAGTTGGTGGCGTAAACCCGGTATCAAGCGTTAATGAAGATGTTGTCTTTTGATAGCGGCATAACGGAAACTCATAAATGAGTCCACCATTCATTAGGTCGTTTTGAACTAATGTTGGCCATGTGGTTCCGTTTTCTCTTTTTTCTAGAGAAATCGAGTTATTTCCTAGATCGATCTTTATGATGACATAGCCATAAGCACTACCATCTAAAGAAACGGAAATCTTAGTGCCACTTTCAACGAATATCCTTCTTCCATAGACTTGGATGTATCCAGCTTGGAAAGAGATATAGTTATTGCTAGTACTTGCTTGGCATCTTCCTAAAATGCCATAGAAGATACCGTTTTTATTAGAAGTTAGAAAATGGTTGATATCAGCGTCCATTTTTGAACTAACCGATGCTGCATCAAATGTTATTTTTTGAATGGCCATTATTTATCCCTCCTATCAAAAAGTTTTAGTTTATCTGTCAAAGACAGACGATATTCTCCAAGTGTCACTTTTGCAGTGTTAAAAGAACCTTTAAATTCCATCTTGGAGACAATGGTTTCATAGGTTTTATCTTCGTGAATGAATTTCACTATCGCCCCGACTTTTAAATCCTTTAAGGCCTCAATCTTATTTGTTAAGAAAGAGAAGTTAAAAGTGATGTTATGCTGTAACGAAGAATCCACTAATGCTTTCGTGGCTTTAGTAAGAAGTGAATCATAGTCCTTATCGCCATAGAATTCATATTTCATTTTGACTTTCTGAATCCTCTTTAAAGCTGGCGCGGTTGTTACTACATGACCATCGTTGGTTAAGTAATAAACGACTTGATTGGTATGAGTTGTATTTTCCGCTTTTGGGATATAGTAAACTTTGTTTAAACTTATCTCATTAGTGTCATTAACATTAAGTTCTGTGATGGTTCCTAGAGTCGATTTTAAGGTGATACCGATTTTCGCAGACACCACTTTTATCTTGATCCTATAGAACTTACCGTTATTAAGGACCATTTCGTATTCGAGCCTGATTCCATAAGTTTTAGAAAATTCCTCAACTAAATCGAGGATGTTTTCTTTTTTATCGGCTTCATAGGTAAGGCTACAGTTCTTTACCACTTCAATAGCGGTTTCGAGATACGAAACGTTCTGATAAGTGTCACCAGAATACTTAAAAGTGTTATTAATTAGATTCACGATGAACTGAGCTGAATTACCAGAGAAACTAGTAGGAAGAGGGACATCGACATCTAATAGCGATAAATAATCCTTACTCTCTACTTTGGTTGGGCCATCATCTTCGCTATTAATGGAAGTCACTATTCCAATGTATGGATAGCCTTTTTCTTTCACTAAAAGTAAGTCACCGACTTTGGCATTTAAACTTTGTTTATTAAGAGTGAATTTAGACTTTTGAGGCACTAAAGCATCGAGGATGATGTTAAAGTCATCGGTTGCATAAGCGTAATCTAAAACACTTAAATCTTGTTCGCTTAAAAAGATTAGTTGCATAGCTTCTCCTAGTGGGCGATATATTCTTCTTTAAAGTCGATTTCACATGTCGCTTCTTCCCTTACTCCTGGATCAAAAAAGATCTCGCTTTCTCCTGGAGGAAGGAATAAGAAGTTGTCGTATGAGAAATCTTGTTTATCGTAATAATCATCTTCACCATCAGCTGTATAACGTCTGATGTATTGATTTGTCGGTTTAGAGCAAATCACGATTGTTGGATTTTCCCTTTCGTCTATGATGAGTCTTAAGGTTTGAATGTCCACTCCATTTTGCCTAATGATGACTCTTGGATTTAGACAGTTACCAGTTAAGCGAAGAGTTAAAGGAACGCTTCTTGGAGAGTTATTATTGACCGTGACTTTGCCGTTAAAACTAACTGCGTAGACATAAGGATAAGAGTAGGAATATATCTTTCCTCCCCCTACATCTACGACATCAATATGGGCAGTTTTATTAACTAACCATAGCGATAAGCAATCAACTTTAACTTCGCTTCTTAAGATGTTGCTTTCTAACTGCGTTTTTGAAGAACTAACTATGTTAATGTAGCAATATTTCTTCCCAACCACTGTCTCATAAAAGAGTCTAATCTCTTTACTTTTGGTGACGTATTCTCTAAAGCGAGTAAAACCGTTATAACCATCGATAAAGATAAGATTTAGATTGATTTGTTTTTGAGGAATCTTTCTTTTGGTTTCTACAAACTCGGCATCAAAGTCAGAATACTCAATGTCGAATTCGAACCCTAATCTGAATTGATACCATTTTCTTGTACTTTATGTTCTTTGTAGTTATTGATCATTTATTGATTCATGAGTCTATATTGTATAGGAGAATATCCTCCTAATGTCAACTTAATCCTTTCGTGATTATACTAT